TGCTAACGCTCCAGTACCTCCTGCCCCTACAGTGACTGTGTAGGTAGTTCCCGCAGTTAATGTAGTTGTTCCTGCAAGATAACCGCCTGCGCCACCACCGCCACCCATGTCTGAACCACCGCCACCGCCGCCTGCGACAACTAGGTATCTAACAGCAAAAGAAGTGCTTTGGCGCATACCAACAGACCAGCCACCAGATGTATACACCTTTACATAGTTGGTGTCTGATTCAAAGATCATCTGACCAACTGTTGGTGACGCTGGTAGTGTTGTAGACGTAACAACAGCCATACCACCAGCACCAGATGCAATCTTTGCAGTAGTCACCGCACCATCGGCTAGTTTTGCCGTGGTGATTGAACCGTCTGTTACAGCACCAAGATTATATTTAGTCTTGTTCTCTACAAACCTTAACTCAAAGTCAAGTGGGTCCATTAGGCAGGGAGTTCTACTTCATCCCAAGTTTGTGCTTCTTCGTTCCAAGTGTAGAAACCTTCTTCAGGGCGAGCAACTGGTGCTTCCCATTCAGTGGTTTCTTCATCAAGCGTCCACGATGGGAATGGCTTTGGAGCAATAAATGCGTCCAAGTCTGATCGGTATGTGTAACCCATACCTGCATAACGAGCACGCATGTTGCCGTTATATGAGGTCTGCTTCCATGTTCCACCCAAAAGGTTGCGACAGAATTCAGCACCTACGGCTTCTGATTCGTTGCCCTCTAAATCTTTACAATCATCGTTAGATACTACGATTACTCGCAATACAATGTTGTCTTCGCCAAGTTCTGCAAAATGTGCCATTTAAGTTTCTCCTAAAAAGTGATACTGCCAGACGCAGTAAAAGTATATATCCTATAACCACCTGTTGTTGTTAACGTTGGTGAGCCAGTTGTTGCTGATGCTGGGGGAGAAGCATCGGGGTAGCGAATAATCACAACACCAGAACCGCCGTTTGCACCGTTTCCCCAACCGTTACCACCGCCACCACCACCGCCCGAACCAGTATTTGTTGTTCCTGGTGTTGCAGCAACTGTTTCGGTTACTGTGTTGTTTGTTGCGCCTGTTCCACCGCCACCACTGCCCCCAGCCGCACCAGCACTGGCATAAGATCCACCGCCTCCGCCACCAGCACGAGTTACAGAAGTGCCAGTAATACTTGATGCAACTCCGCTACCACCTGCTGTTGGGGTGTTAGCACTCGTGCCATCTGTTCCTTGACTACCTGCTCCACCGCCACCAGTACCACCATGCGGTGATTGGTAAGTACCACCATAGTTACCAGCACGGAAACCTTGACCAGTCGTACCAGTTCCACCTTGAGTTCCTGTACCACTACCGTTGTTTCCTACTCCTCCACCTGAACCACCATTCGCATAAGCAGGTCGTGAAGATTCAAAAGAAGCATAAGCCGCACCACCACCAACAGAGGTAATGGACGAAAATGAGGAACTTGTACCAGGAGTTCTAGTTACGGCAGTTCCACCAGCGCCAACTACAACAGTGTAAGTTCCCACAGTGGTATTAAATGCTGATTCAGCGCTAGCACCACCACCAGAAGTAGCACCAGAGACATTGGTTCGGTATCCGCCTGCACCACCGCCTCCACCCGCAAATCCTCCCGCACCACCACCACCACCAGCAATTACTAAATATTCAAGCGTTGGTGGAATTAAACTAGGCCAGTTGCCTGCTCCTTTTTCACGTTGTAAATCGGATGTGGACCAAAAACCAGACGCAGCAGAAGTACTAATAACCTTCTTTGCCCCGATCAACCCACCATTACCTCTAGGCATACTACGAAATCTGTTCGTATGAGCAAGTGGCTTCTAGTTTAAGAGTTGTGCTACCAAGCGCTCTAATTGAATCCCCTTCTTCAAGATAGATTGCTTTAGATAAAACATCTAGGGTTGCTCCTGGTGGTACAGATACTTGGTAAGCAAGACGATAAGCCGTAGACGAACGAAATAGGTCAATAGTTACGGTGTACGCAGTAGCGCCATCTACGTTAGCAATATACAAAGCGTTGACTTTATACACCATTCCGCTTGAACCAGAATTCGTAACAATTGCGGCTGCTGAAGCCGTGAGTGCAAGGACTGCTGTTTTACCAGTAATCGTTGCTACGTTAACAATGTTTGGGGCAGCCATATTAACCTCCGAAGACTATAGCCATGGCAATGGCTTTACCTGTAGATGCTTTAGTGTTTAACTCAGTAGGGGTTGTAGTGGCATAAGCCAAAGAAGTCCATGCCGTGGAACCATTTCCAACTTTCATTTTATTTGTGTCAGATTCAACGGCTAATTCACCTGCGGCAAGAATAGAGTTAGCGGCAGTCCACTCAGCGGCTGTTCCTCTACGGATTTGAATTTGGTAATACATTAGGAAACCGCCCCTGCGTCTACAGGACCCATAACAAAGAATTGAAGTGTATTTGGCCTACCGCCATCTAATGCGGTACTACTTGGCTCAATAATGACTTCCGTTGTGGCGGTAACTAAAAGCCAGGCAGAACCATCATAGCGCCATGTCTTACCACCAGAATTAAAGATCTGGTTAGTTGTTGGACTATTGGGGAAATCTATAGCAGGCATTTAAGTTTCTCCTAGAAGGTAATACTGCCAGACGCAGTAAAAGTATAGACCCTGTACCCAGTTGGGTTTGTAATCGTTGGCGAACCCGTAGTTGCGGATGCTAAAGGAAAAGTGTCAGGGTAGCGAACAATCACAACACCTGAACCGCCAGGACCAGCATAGTCTCCTGGATAGTTTCCAGTACCTCCACCACCACTTCCAGTATTTGTTGCTCCAGCGCCACCGTAAGAACCTGTTTGTCCACCGCCTCCACCGCCACCGCTACCACCGCCACCAGGGGAACCGCCATCAAATCCGCCGCCTCCGCCTCCGCCTGCACGAGTTACTGCGGTGCCAGTGATGTTGCTACTTAAACCACTACCTCCAGTTCCAACACCAGTTCCTCCGCTTCCAGCACTTCCAGCACCGCCACCGCCTGCTCCACGCCAGTTACCTGAACCACTTCCAGAGTTTGCGGCACCGTCATACCCTTGCGCAGTAGTGCCAGCACCTCCGCCTTGGTTACCCCCTCCGCCTCCGCCTGCACCACCTGATCTTGCGCCTTCAACAAAAAGACCGCCTCCACCTCCACCACCAAGTGAAGTGATAGAACTAAGAATAGAATCGTTTCCAATTTGTCGTGTTGCACCGCCCGCACCAACAGTTACCGTATATGCGACCCCTGCTGTAACAGAAAGAACGGATTCTGCTGATGTACCACGACCCGAAGTCTGTCCAGAAACACTGGTGCGATAACCGCCAGCACCTCCGCCACCACCAACGTTTGCTCCGCCACCGCCACCGCCAGCAATAACCAGATACTCAACTGTTGACGGAGGAAAAGTAGTTACACCTAATCCACCAAAACCACTATTTAACCAAGAACCAATACTTGTGTTTACTCTGCTACGAAGACCAAAGGCAGTCATAGAACTACGCCGTTATACGATTGACGTACCCAAAGATTGAGATTTGGCTTCCAGTTGCGGCAAATGCCCGAACCACTTTGGGGGTTGCGTTGCCCTGAATTAGAAGACCAGCAACTACAAGAACTAAACCATTTTGAGCCGTCAAAGTCTGTTTAATAACGTCTTTAGGCGCAGTAACACCGCCATACTCAATGGTTAAAAGAATAGAAGAAGAATGGTTGTTGTATGCGTATAGCCAAAGTTCATCAACCGTTGTGGTGGTAGATGACGCAGTGTGGATTGCTGTGCCTGCTGTGGCAGTAGCCGCAACCAAAATACCAAGACCGTCACCCGTGGTTCCCGCTGGCTGTAACGCTAATTTACTTAATGATGGCATGAGTCACTCCTTATTAAGACCATATTTGTGTTGCTAAGAAAACTTGATCGTTAAACGCATCAAAACCGCTTCCTGTAGAAGCCGCAGTTACTCTGCCTTGTGCATCAACAGTAATGTTTGCTGTTGTGTAAGTGCCCGCTGTAACAGCAGTACTTGCAAGTTTTTCAGCAGTTACTGCCCCTGCGTTAATTTTGACCGTAGTAACAGAGTTACTTGCCAATTCAGTAGCACTAATAGAACCACTAGCAATACTCAAAGTAGCAGGGGTCTGGACAATATCCCAAGACGTTCCGTTAAAAGTCCAAGCCTTACCATTTGATTCAAAGTAAGCGTTGTTTGCTGGGGAGTTAGGGAAGTCAATTGCCATTATGCGATCACCAAACTTCCTGAGGCTGTGAAGGTACGAACTGTGTAAGTGCCAGATGTTGTTGCTGTGCCACCAGTAATTGTGTAACCAGCAGCGTTGGTTGTTAAATAACGAACAATTACGATTCCAGAACCGCCAGCACCACTACTTACGCCACAAGAAAGTGTTGTCCCAGAAGCACCAGCACCACCACCGCCAGTGTTTTCTGTACCAGCAGGGGAATTACTGCAACCATACGCTGCTGCTGTTGCTCCACCTCCCACCCCACCAGAACCACCTGCTCCAGCAGTCCTGTGGCGACCACCGCCACCACCGCCAGCACGAGCAACAGAAGTGCCTGTGATAGATGAATAAATGCCTGCACCACCATTACCTGGTGATGATGTGTTTGGCGCATTACCGCCTACCGCACCTGCTCCACCTCCACCTCCACCAGTTTCTATAGCGGAAGTAGAACCACCATCAAAACCTTGAACTGGTGAGGATGTACGTGCTCCACCAGAGCCAGAAGAAATGCCACCGCCCGAACCTCCGCCCGAACCTCCACTACCACCATTAACCGAATAACCACCGCCTCCACCGCCAGTAGATGTAATAGTTGCAAATACCGAGTTATTACCTGCTCCGCCAGTCTGTGCTGCTTGACTAGCATTTCCAGCACCACCAGCGCCAACCGTAACTGTGTACGTGCCTGCTAATAGTTCTAGTGCTGTTTCGGCAGAACCAAGCCCTCCAGTATTTTCTCCAACAACAGAACTGCGATAGCCACCAGCGCCACCGCCTGCGCCACCAGCCCAACCGCCACCGCCACCGCCACCTGCAATGACTAGGTATTCAATAGGAAGTACAGTGACGTGGGGCGTGCCACTACTCCAACCAGTAGGTACATACACCTTCATTTTGTTTGTATCTGTTTCAAATATGGTTTGTCCTGTAAAGGGTGACACAGGTTTTGTACTAGAGGTACAAATCGTAATACCTGACAACGTAGAGGCTAACTTAGCCTGCGTTACAGCATTACTTGCAATATCTGCCTCAACCACAGCACCTGCGGCGATCTTGTCTGTAGTGATTGCACTGTCAGCAATCTTGGCTGTAGTAACTCCCAAGTCTTGTATTTGGGCCGTAACAATCTTACCGCCAGTCATTTCCCATACAGAACCCGTCCATGTATAGGTACGGTTGTTTACTGTGTATGTGTCATTAACAGCGGGGGAAGCAGGGAAGGAGAATGCCATTAGTTACCTACTTTGCATACCCGTAAACAGAGATAGTTCCAGTAAGGTTTGTGCCTCCGCTATGAAGCGTAAAACCATCGTATGACGAAGCAACCTGATGACCAGACCATATAAGTTGAACAGTATTTCCGCTAGTAGGGTTCCCTCCACTAGTTGCCATTATTGTTGTGTTCTTTGACAAAAATGGAGAATATATTTCAGCATTACAAAAAAAAGAAGTAACGCTAGTTGTATCTATAAACCCTAAATAACCATCGTCTGTACCACTTGCGTTTGCACTAGAAAATGGGCTTGCTCCTTGCCCTCCGACTCTCTCACTTACATAACTTGCGGCGCTGTCAGTTCCAGATGCTCTCATGCGAATAACCAATGCTGTGTCACCAGTAACAGCAGTAAATGAAACTATAATTTTATAATTATCGTAAAGACTTGAAAAACAATTATTCACTGGAAGACTGCTGACAGCAGTAAAAGATGAAGATGTAATAAAATCTAACCCACCTGGGTTGGCACGACTGGTAGACAAAAACACCCAGCCAGTTCCGTTATAAACCAAAGTCCTGTCCGTGTCAGTCTCATAAATAACCTGCCCGTCATACGGTGACGCAGGACGAGTAGACGACGTGCATACACCAGGTTGCATGATTGATGATGAACCAATAACACTAGACAGTGGCATAATTAACCCGCAATCTCTTGCAATGTAATAGTTGAAGTTCCAAATATTCCAGTAAAACCAGCACGGCGGTTTACAGAAACAATACCGCCAGCGGCATGGTGACACATTTGTATTTTATAAGTAGTTGCACTAGTAGTAGATGGGCTATCTAAGAAAGAGGTACTTATTGTTTTGTAATAGTTACCACCACTAGTTCCGCCATCATGCAAAACAGAACCAAACCCGCCATATCCAGGATTTTGACTTGCACCAACTTCTGTTGCTCCTCGCAACATTCTTGCATAGCCAAAGTTACCACCATCGGATGAAGCACATAATGATACGGTAACAAGTACTTTATTTGAAGTACTTGAAGGAGTAATTAAAGCGCTTAAACCAGTTACATCTGTATAGGTGGTGCCTGTTGTAGCAACCCAATCATCAGTTTTACGTGTATTAACAACTTGCAAAACAGTACCCGATGCGTAATCAGAATACGACAAAGTTTTCCACGCTGTACCATTCCAAATACACACAAGGTTTGTATCAGTCTCGTAAATCATCATGCCGTCATAAGGGTTAGCAGGACGAGTAGTAGAAGTACATACTCCTGGGCGCATGCCCTTATCTGATGCTGAAATACTCATGCTATTACCAAACTACCAGAGGCTGTAAATGTATGGATGGTATATGTACCCGATGTTGTTTTAGTTCCACCTGTAATGGTGTAGCCAGTTGCATCTGTTGTTGTATAACGGCAAATTACAATACCTGAACCGCCAGCACCACCGTTACCACCACCAATTGCACCGTTTCCAATTCCACCCTGACCGCCACCACCTCCGCCAGTGTTTGCAGTCCCTGCTGTACCAGCAGCACCTTTCCCACCTGCTCCACCTCCACCAGTGCCACCTGAGCCAGCAGAACCAGAAGTAGCGTTGTAAAGACCACCGCCTCCACCGCCAGCAAAATATGTTGCGGTGCCATTTATAGATGTTTGAACGCCAATACCACCGTTCCCAGTTGTATTTCCTGTTACACCAACAGCACCTGCTCCGCCACCTCCACCGCCTCGGTAGAGTTGAGTAGTGCTACCCTGACCACC